CACAAACCATCAGGTCGGCTAACTTCTTATTAGTAGCCACTGCGATTTGTTGCACAATCTCTGGGAGCGGGTGATGGCCTAGCTTGACGTGCCGTTTGAGATTGTTCTTGATCTTCTTGCCGAAGGCTAGTTTCTTCATGTAAAAGTTCGGTGTCTTGAACATACTCCCGATCTCGGCCATTGCTATGGTTGAGATGGCTTCGGGGCCAGATGTGACTGTAGGGGTGGTCCCTTCGATGGGATCGACGGCTATCTCGTACTCAGCACTATCGCAACAATCGCTACCGCTGCCGTAACTCTTCTGGCCCAGGCATTCTCCTTGGAAGAGACCATAGCTCTTGTCCTTCTGTCCCTCGCCAATCGCTATGACGGCAGAGAAGTCGATCACGTTCAATCTATCTCTCATTGCGTCTGTTGCTGCTTTGTCGGCCTGCTCTTTGTTGCCGCTGCCTACCCAATGGGATGCGGCTATAGCGGCTGCTTCTGTGACACGAACTAGATCAAGGCTGATATTCTTCATGGCTCTCTTCTATATACGGCATGGGATTATTGAACGAGGATGGCACCCCGTACAAGGCCGTTGGGAGTATACAGCAATACGACCCTACTGATAAGCAACACTGCTTGTTCAGCAATTGGGACGAAGATGCTATACGTCAAGGCGGCTCTCCTATATTCTACTACGAGGTCTTCGTCCAAATCAACAACACATTCGATCCTCTCTACAGAGAAGACCGAGGAAAGTTTTGGTCGAACTTCCCCATAGAGTTGTGGGCGGTGTACGAACCGATTCCATCACAGAACTATCAAAATGCTTTCGGCATCGATTCTCCTGATGATGTCATCTTCGAGATGAACTATGACGCCGTTATCAAGGCGTTGGGACATTTGCCAAAAGTAGGGTCCAGAATCTTTACGCCGCATCTGCGTGAGAATTGGGAAGTAATCCAGAACAAGACTGGCGAGTTTAAGACCTGGGGCGTGATCCGGGTTCAGACTCTTTGCAAGAGATGGCAAGAGACAACTACTACCGGCGAAGGTAAGGTCTCACAGGCACAACCAGACTTTAGAATAGATGCAGTATGAGGTACACATGACACTCGAACAAGTAAGAAAATTGAAAGCAGAACTTCTCACTAGGCTAGTGGCGGCGGAAGCCCAACTAGAGGAGAGAATCTCCGAACTCACCACCGAGGCCAGCAAAGAAAAACCCGACTGGAACTCGATCTTCAACAAGGACAAGAAGAGCAAGTCCAAGGAAGCCAAGGAGAAGAAGGACGTGGACGACTCTGAATCTACAGATCGTGACGAAGACGCCGAGGAAGAGGAGAAGGACCGCCCAACTCCATTTGGCGGAAATCCGAAGGAGAAGGCAAAGCCCAAACCTCCACCTTTTGGCGGCGGCAAAAAGAAGGCCGAAGAGAAAAAGGACAAGAAGGCCCCGTCAAAGAAGTTTCCTCCCAAGAAGTTTCCTCCCAAGAAGGACGCTCCTAAGAAAGATGACGAGGATATCACCGTCAACATCAGCTTCGGCAAAAGCGAGGCCAGGAGGTTCGGCAATCTATTGAACTTCGATGAATGGCTATCTCTGCGAGAGGACTGCGGCAAACCAGAACCGCCACGGAAGATGGAGAAGGTCGCTTGGAAGGAAAAAATCTCCAAGAAGATTCGTGACCTCGTGGGCGATCTAAGTGACGACTACAAAGGCCACATCAAGATGAACGGAACGGTAGAGCCGTTTAAGGTTCTCGATAAACGAACTCTACGAAGAAGTTAGGTTTGTGGACCTTCGTGAACAGTCTCAGTGGAATCTTCGGTTTTCGCAGGGGCGTCCGAATGTCCCATATCTTCACTGATGGCATCTGGGTCCGAGTTTTGATAATGCGGTAGGTCTTCACGTCTCACCTTGAAAAATGCTGGCTTGAGTTTCTTTACAGTGCGAGGGCGGTTTCGACTGCCCTTATTGCACTCATCAAACAATTGCTTGATACCTTCCTCGCCAGACTTGTTGTAGGCAGTAGACAACTGCCGGTACACATCGGTGAACAGTCGCCCCTTGTAGTCCTTCCATGCATTCCTGGCGATCTTCCCACCTGAGTTAGTTATCGATGAGGTTCTACTTTCCCTCGTCGTCGCTTCCTCGACGCTCATCTCATGAACGTCGTAGCTGACCTTTTTCGGCAACAACAATATCTGCCCATATGCCTCGCCGTGCCGGAAGATGTGTGTTTGCCCAGGCCCCGGTGATTTGAAGACGATGAAGAAAATCTTCGGCCAGAACCGCTGGATGTGTCCAGGCACCGGGATCGGAACTGTTCCCGTCCTATCTGTATAGAACCTGGGGTGTGGTTCGATCCGCACACAGAATCCCTCTGGTGGGATCAGGTCAAGCGACGAAGTGAACCCATAGTGCCCCGGAGCGAATGTCTGGAACGGCGGACCTTCTCTAGCCCACTCAGGTTCTTTACTGAAGTCGCCCTCGAAGACCACTGCTTCGCAGTCGCCGGGCACCGATGTCACTTTTATTTCGGTCTGGAATGGGTAGATGAGTTCCAGTCCATAGGTCGAGCCATCGACAAACGGAGGACAGTGCCACGGCTGGGGCCGGGCACCGTCGCCATGATTATGATCCTCTCCAGCCCACCCAGGGATTTCTAGTTTGATGGGCCGGGGAGGAATACCCTTGAACCAAGTTCGGTACTTCAGTTCTACAATAGGATTCATGGATGCTCCAATTACATCTTATTAACCGTAACTACCTTATCATAGAAAGGCCCTCGTAGGAAAGCCATATGACACAGAAGATTGTTAATCCAGGGAACCACCCAGATCAGTCGCTCAATGCGTGCAACGATATTAGTCCGTTGTCCGAGCCGCTCAACATCGATCAACCGACCGGTTGCCCGACCGACCCCACTGCTGATCCTTCTCAAAGGAATGCAGCACAGCCAGCCGAGAGTTGGCTAGAAGAAGTCAGCAACAAGAAGACCGGCTTCGGGCACCACGCACAGTGCGACCCGATGCAGACTGGTCAGATCATCAACAGTCTAGAAAATCCCAATCGCAACACCATCTATAGATACTCAAAAGCTCTGAGAGGTTGCGACGAAGCGATCCTAGATTTGTTCAGAGACCTCGTGGTGATTGATGAGGATGCTAAAGCTCATCCAGTCCCCATTGTGTGGGCCACTCAAGAGCGTGCCGTTGCTCATATCTTGCAGGATAACGTCCGAAAAGACAACAGCGGCGTGGTAGATAGGATCAGGTTGCCCATCCTAGCGTGCCACAGTAACTCGATCACTTTTGCTCAGGACAGGTATATCTACCACAATGCCCTCGACTACATGAGGAGGTATCGAGACGACCTGAAACCGGGCTTCACTATTAAAGAACAAATACACGAAAGAGACACAGTTTTCGGGGTTGCGAGAGGCATCCCGATTGATGTCGGCTACACGATTTATGCCTGGACTTTCTATCTGGAGGACATGAACCAGATATTGGAACAATTGCTTCTGAAATTCAGCCCTGTGGCATATATACGAGTACGAGGGGTCTCATGGGAGACGATTGTCAAACTAGAATCGATTGCTAATAACCTCAATGTCGAACCGGGAGATCAGGACATTCGGGTTATCAAATTCGAGTTCAATTTGACAGCACAGACGTATATACCTCAACCGGTCGTTCGCAAGAAGGCGGTGCTGAAGATGAATGTAGATATTCAGAACAGCGTAAAAGCCGAAGAGGTAACAGACACACTTGCACGACTAGAAGAGGCTATAAAGGAACTGAAAGAATGATCGAGGTAACAAACAAGAAGAAGCATCCTGTTCAGTTGGTTGTTAGATCGAGGAAAGCCCCTCGTGCATTTACAACGCTGAATGTCCCTGGTGTGGGCGGTGGGAAAAACGTCGTCCGACTAGAAGACGAGTTGCATACAGAATATATAGACCGGCTCCAGAAGATGGGTCTAGTTTCAGTACGGCATATACAAAATTAGTGAACTGAAAAAGGGAGAAATAAGCTATGGCGATTATACAGGGATTTCCGCCTTCTAACACGATCAGTCCTAGCGTGAGGATCACGGAGAAAGACCTTAGCTTCGTTCCGCCAGAACCTAGCTTCCACCGTGCAGCTATCGTAGGCTTCGCATCGAAGGGACCAATCAACGTACCAACCGTTATTAGGTCTACGAGAGAGCTACACACGGTCTTTGGCTATCCGCATCCTGACGTGGGTGATCCTTACCTGATTTACGCAGGTGAGATTTACCTGCTGGTATCCAACGAACTATATGTTCTGCGTGTTGGCGACGAAGATGAAGTAAGTGATGAGCGTGCTGCAACTGCCGAGGTAGACATTCCATCGGCTGGCGGTCAGATCATCATCCAGGGTAGCACGGCACAATCTGGTGCATTCGTGTTCGCAGGGGACACCTTCTTCAGATGGAGACTAAATGGCGTACTAGCCTCGAAGACTCTATTGGTTGAAGCTGGTTCCTACTCTGCTCTACAGTTGGTCGAGGATTTGAATGACCAACTAGCTCCTGGCATCGACGGTATCGAGTTCTTCGTGACCGGCACCGGTGCAGCCAGCACAGTTGGAGTTAGAACAACATTCGCATACGGGCCTGACTCGGAACTAGAGTTGGTGTCGATCATCGACTCCCTCTATGGCCCAGCAAGCGTTATCGGCATGGGTCTAGGCATGACTACCGCCGCTAGCACTGGCACCGAGACTTGCTACCCAGACACCGGCTCTGGCTGCGTGGCTGGTAGTTGGGACTTCACCGCTCTAACCGATCTGGAAGTAAAGATCGTGGTAGATGGAACCGACAACGTGTTGATCGATAACGTCGTACAGACGGTTGATCTATCGGCTCTAGTCGGCGGTGTGGTCACTACAACCGACATTGTTGACGCACTCAACGACGCCGTAACCGCTGGCGATGTTCCAGGTGGTTGGACGGCATCTGATGTGGCCGACGCAGTTCGTATCACCACCGACCACTCTGGTCGTGACGCCCGCTTGCTAGTGAAGACTGGCAGCAACGGTGCAACGATCCTTGGCTTCACTGGTGTGACCGCAACTGGTACTTCTCTAACGAGAACAACTGGTGCTGTTGACATCGATCAGGCCGCAAGAGTAAACGGTGACTCGAACACCACTGGTGCTGTCTCCTTCACCTTGAAGGCCGACACTCCTGGTATCGAGGGTAACGAAACTCAGGTCACGGTTGTCAACGACATTCGAGACAACGTATTCTCCGTCGAAGTTCTAAACAACGGCGTACAGATGGAAGTTTGGGGTAACTTGACCAAGGACCAGACTTCTAGGTTCTATGTAGAAACCTTCCTGTCCCTAGTTTCCGACTTCGTGAGATGCACGGACAACACAGCAAACCCAGCACCACCGGCTGACGGTACTTATGACCTAGCTGGCGGTAGCGACGGTATTCCGTCCGACCCAGACAAGCAGGACGAGCTAATCATCGGAAGCGACATCGGTTTCACCGGTATGTACGCCTTCTCTGAACCAGAGCAGATTGACATCGACTTGATCGCTGTCCCTGGTCACTCGTCTACAAGCATTGTGGTCGAACTGCTACGACTATGCCAATACTACAGACAGGACGCCCTGGCGATCATTGACCCACCGTTCGGTCTGACAGTAAAAGAGATTGTACATTGGCAGAACGGTTCTCACCCACTGAACACCACTAGATTCGACTCCGATTTCGGTGCCCTCTACTGGCCTTGGGTTAAGTACCGTGACAATCACAACAGAGTCGATGTGTGGATTCCACCATCGGGTGCTGTCATGGCGGTATACGCAAGAAGCGATAGCTTCGCTGCACCTTGGTTCGCACCAGCCGGTGTCAACCGTGGTCTAGTTCCAGCCATCAGCGACGTATTCTCTCGTCCAACCTTGGCCGAAAGAGACTTGATGTATGGCAACAGAAACGCCATCAACCCGATTGTGCAGTTCGCCGACTTCGAGGGCTTCGTGGTCTGGGGCCAGAAGACTCTACAAAGAAGACCGACAGCACTGGATAGAGTGAACGTCAGAAGGTTGATGTTCGTCATCGAGAAGAGAATCAGACAGGCTTCTAGACAGCTATTGTTCGATCCACACGACGAGCAATTCCGTCAGCAGTTTATCTCCATCGCTGACACGATCTTGAGAGAGATTTCAGTTGGTCGTGGTATCAACGCCTACATCATCCAGGCGGACGAAGAACTCAATACGCCGGATGTCATCGACAGAAACGAGTTCCGTGCCCGTATCGGCATCCAGCCGATCCGTGCGGTTGAATTCATCTTCATCGAGTTTAGCGTACACCGCACAGGTAGCTTCACTCAGACAACCGATGCATTCTAAGTAACAACAACTAGCCCCGGCCTCGTGAGAGGCCGGGACTAACATCCGTATCTAATCTGAACATTAGGAGAGAATAATATGGCTGACATGGGACTAGGAAGACTAGGCGATCAGAAGCTAGTTTTCAAAAGAAAGTTCAGATGGACGTTTGAAGTCCAGAAGGTCTGCGGTGGGCAAACTGTACCAAAGTTCTTCGTAAAATTGGCTTCTCGTCCAAACCTGACTATCGA